ATGTTAAAGGCGACTTCAAACTTAGACGATAATGGCAATCCTATTAGCAAACCTGCGCCTGTTAGTACAACACCACCTGCAGACGATGACAGGTTAAGGTATGGCAAACAGGTGATGGCACAGGTATATGCCAGATACCCAGACAAGAAAGAAGCAAACGATGTTATTGCTAAAATACCGACTCTTTACGGTGTAAAAGGCAATCTCTATCAAATACCCTTGGAAAGATTAAAAAGCATAGTAATGTTACTTAAGGCGGTTGATAAGACACAAGCGGACTTTATCACACACCTTCAAAGTAATATGAGTGTTAAAGAGTAGAGGGTAATTAAAATCCGCCTGTGAGACAGACACAGGCGGATCTAGTAAATAGTTATTAACGCAAAGGATAAGTTTCGTTAATGTTTAAATTATACAATGAAAACTCCAATTAATAAAATTTTAGAAAGGATTATAACCTATGAGTTATTTATACTGCCCAGAGTTAGTCTGGTCGAACCCAAAATTAACTTTAACCGAGAAAGTACTGCTCGGTCGCATAATAGCACTATCCAATAAGTATGGATATTGCAACGCATCAAATAAATTCTTTGAAGACGAATTAAATCTCACCCAATCTACTATCACCAAACACATCGGGAACTTAACAAACAAGGGATACCTCAAGAGAGTTGTATTAACTGATGATAAAAAACAGGTGGTTGAAAGAAGGCTGTATTTTCAATTTGAAGTGCCAGAGTTAACAGACACCTCTAGCAAAAACTGCTATACCCTCCCCCCAAAAACTGCTATACCCTCCCCCCAAAATCTACTAGGAACATTAGATTTAACATTAGATGTGTCAAATTCTAAAGAATTTGACTTTGACGAGCAAATAAAAACTTTATATGGGATAGAACCTGCACCAATTCCAGACAAGAAAAAGTCTAAAAAGATCACCCAAGAAGATGGAATGATAAATACCTCGATCCTTTTAGAAATAAAGAAAGCGACTTTGTTAAAAGACCTGCCTATGTCTGTGAAGCAACAGCGAATATTTGCAAACTTTATCAGAGCAAGGTTAAAAAGTGTTATGCCACCAGACGGTTATAATGAGAAAGACTTGATTTCATTATTGAATGAGGTAATAACTAACATGGCAAGGGATAATTTTATGAAAGATAAAATGGGAGATCTAAAACTATTTTATTACAGGATGGTTTTGTTTCACCCAGTCTTCAAAGACTCCAAAGCGTATAAGAAAGAGGTTTATCTATGATTGAATTGACAGAAAAACAAGTTGAATTTGAAATTCAAAAACTTTCCGAGATAGAAAAGATAACCGCTCCCTTCAAAAATTATGATGGCAAGGACCAAATAATACACGGTAACGCATTAAAAAACGATTTAACCATAGATCTATCAAAGAAATACCACACTTCAATTTCAAAATTAGATGAAACAATTGATGCTTTTAAGGCAGGAGATTTGGTAGTGGTGTCTGGGATATCTGGTCACGGAAAGACTGAGTTACTTGTATCTTTTACAAAGGATTTTATAGATAGAAAATACAAACCGTTGTGGGTATCTTTTGAGGTAAGTCCGAGAGATTTTGTAACAAGGTTTGGCAATTACGATTTAAACTTTTATATACCTAAAGAAAACAAACCGATGGATATAAAGTGGCTATTTCAAAGGATATATGAGGCAAAGGCTAAATACCAAATTGACATGGTATTTATAGACCATCTGCATTATCTAGTACCCTTTGAAAAGTTAAGGATTGGAGACACCTCGCTTTTATTTGGTAGCATCATGCGAGAGATAAAATCCCAGGCGGTCAAACTGGATATTACGATCTTCTTAGTAGCACATCTTAAGAAGGTTGATGGTGTTTCATGTCCAGACGCATCGGACTTACGAGACAGTAGTTTTGTCTTTCAAGAAAGCGACACGGTTTTAATAGTGCATAGGGATAACAAAGATGGTGTAGTAGATAATACTTCAATTGAAACCGATGCCATGATTAGAGTGGCAAAAAATAGGTGGAAAGGCACACTTGGACTTATCAAAGTCAGATACAACAGAAAAGAACGAAGGTTTAAATATGTTTGACTCTGTAGAGTATGTTTTAGATAGTATCTCAGAGCCTCTATATGACCTCCAGACGCATTTATATTGGAAACAGGCATTTACTATCTACTCACGAATTATGGAGGGCTCTGGGGGCATTGTAGAGCCTCACATTAAAGATAAAAATGAGTTTATGAAAAAGGATTTTTTGAAGTTGTATAATTCTTTGAAGTGATATATACTGCACATAGGTTTAAGCTGGTATGAAAGATGCCTCCAGGAAATGGGCAGGAAACTATATATTGGAGGCATCTTTTATGTCTGCTCAAGAGAAAATTGATAATTTTATCGGTTTCTTTCCAGATTTGTTGAAAGATATTTATCTCGTGGATCAGTACAAGGTTTATAATAACTTGGCACAGAATAATGCTTACTGGGTCGGTTATTTAAAAGCAAAGACTGAGTTAAGAAACAAACTATACGAGAAAGAAAACATACCAATTCCTCCAGAGCAAACATTATACTTTCCAGATGAGAACATGAGTATTTACTTAGATCCGTTAGAAAATAAATTATGAATGAAAACACAAAGGGAGAAATAAAAGTAATCCTTGAGGATTTAGTTAGAAAATCCATTAAAAACCCATCAGCTTTTAGAATTGAAGTTTCAGTAGAACAGGCATTAATTGAAATAGACAATTTAATAGGTTATAGGTTAAAAGATGAGTCAACTCCTAAAAAGGAAACTAGAAAACAAGAACCTAAAGAGGTAAAATACAAATATATTAAATAGTTAAAAGACAAAGGATATGCAAAAGTTAATTAACATTTACGATGGGATGTGGAATTCCATCATTAAATTATACAGATCAAACCCTCACAGGTTCTTTTTATTATTCATCCAATTAGGACACACATCTATTATGGTGCATCTACTTATAAAGGCTTATGACAGAAATGTCATGGAATTTGTGGTGCTCTTGGGTTACTTTGTTATACATTTAATCATCTATGCCTTTTTAGTTATGGCGATTGAAGATATCAGGAAATTATATAGTTTAGTTCTTGAGTTAGCACGACTGCTCAAGGATAAAGAAAGTGAGAAATAAAATGTTTAATCCGTATTTAGCGATGTTAGGTAGTATGATGGTTCGTTCAAGGAGACTTGCAAGAGTAGAACCAGAGGATAATGGCGGTGTAGGTGTATCAACTGTCTGGACTTCAGACGAAGGATATGAAACTGCCATTTTAGATGCAAATGGTGTTCACCCTGTTGAAAGATATGAAGATGAAGAGAGTGCGTTACAAGGGCATGAGAGATGGGTAAGTGATGCCAACAAATTGACAGAGGTGACAAAGTTAGGACTCTCATTGACTGGTAGCGAACCAGAGGTAATTAAAGTAGAAAAAGTTAAAGAAAGTGAGAAATAAAATGGACGATATAAACAAACAAAGTCAAATAGAATACGACAGATTACTTGATAGTTATATTGAAAAGATTAACGATCAACAAGCACAGATTGTAGAGTTAAAATTAACAATTTTAGATTTGAATAATAAACTTGATAGTAGCGTTAAACAATCAATCAAAAATGATTTAATAAATATACTTGGAGCACAAGCAGATGAAATTACTGACAGTGCTATAAATGACATCGTAAATTATATTTTAGAAAGGGAAATCAAATGAGTGAGGAAAGAAAGTATAAAACAAAAAAAGGTTTTGGAGGTATTGAGGTGTGGGATGGTATCCCAGACAATGTTGAGTTTATAGATCCAGAATCTCCAGACTGGCAAGATTACTCTTCAGAGATGTTTATAGGTGCTTTGAAGGTTCTAAATCAAGTATATGAAGGTAGAACTGCTTTTTATTCAGCATACAGCGAAGAGTATGATAAATACTACAACGAGTTTAAGTCTTTAATAACAAAAGATGCTAAGAGTGTTTGGAGTGGTGGGTGGTTGGTAGGATTTAATGAGTTTGATAAGTCTGTATTTGATAAGAAAAAAAGCGAGGAATAAATGCTTACTGCAGTAATAATCATTTCAATTCCGCTAATTGTATTTGGAATTGGAGCTGTAATTTATGGGATTATTGAAATTATTAAATTAGAAAAAGAGAATAAAAAAGCACATCAAGCATACATAAAATCTATGAATGAAAGTTTCATGGAGCGTATGTTGCATCATAGAAATCAAATTATTCAAATGATTGAATATAACTATGCCAATAAAGGTGGTTCTGTTTCTGATTTGCCAGAAGATTTAAGGTTGAAAGTTGATGTAATGCTTGAGTATTTGGGTCACAATCAAACTGAAAGAATTGATTTAGTATATAAATTGTTTCAGAAGACGGAGGATAAATAAAATGCGAAAAATACGGTTTAGGGCTTGGGATATAGAAAATAAATGTATGAGAAACAATGTTGCAGTTGGTTTAGGAATGGTTGAATATGATTTGTCATGCCATCAACCAGTTGAAATTATGATACCAATGCAATTTACAGGACTGTTTGATAAAAATGGAACACCTATTTACGAAGGGGATATTGTTAAATGCAAGTTTGCTTTTGGTGACAATGTTTGTGAGGTTGTGGAAGAAAAAGGTTGCTACTGGGTATCTCAAAAAAATAAAGAAATAAAAGACAAAGCACACGATAATCTGTATTGGCATATTGACGGTATAGAAGTTTTAGGAAACATCTATGAGCATCCCCATTTGTTAGAAAGTGAGGGTAAATGAAAGACGAAAAGTTAAGTCTGCCAGAGATATTCCAAGCTCTGCGTGAGGTATTTGGAATAGAGGAAGCTCGTGCTATTGTGATTGACTCCTACGATCCGATATTAAGTGCTTTCTTTAATCAGCCAGTATTAGATATTATTAAATTTGACAGGGCAATAAATACTCCGTATGAAATGAGTTTAAAAGAAAATTTGAAAAGGTTATGTAAGGATCAAGATCATAATTACGATGTTATATTGAAAGCGTTATTAGTTACACAGAAAGGATAATATGTTAGTACATGAAGCTTTAATTGAATTATATGGCTATGAGACAGTAAATAGTTTATATGATGAAGCCTATTTATCTTATGAGTCATCATTAAATAACAGCCCTACATTTAATTTATCAATATTCAATAAAGTATTAGAATCTAAAAATATAAATAAATTAAGTGAGAGTGATTTGTCTAAATACAAGTGTTTAAGCAGGGTTATTTTCAAATCAGAGGTATAATTAAATTACAATTCTTTTGTCAAAATTGCATGAAAGATGCAGTAGATTACAAGATGACCTTGGTATCAAATGCCAGGGTCATTTCTTTTTAATAGCATCACGAAGTGAAAATCCTAAAAGTGCTAAAAATAATGTATCAAGCAGATTAAATGTTTCATCATTTATATAACCTAATTGATAACCTATAACAGTTAGAACTATTAAACCTACTGTAATGTATGTCTTGTTGCCGTCTAATGTTGATAGATTAAAGTTTGCCAATAAATTGTTTGATTTAACTTTCTTTCTAATCCACCCTTGTACGATGTAACCATCCTTTTTATTAACATATACATGTCTTTGTACATGATTTATACTACCTAAAGGAAAGTTTTGATCCAAAGATGTAAATGTGTTTAAATCTCCTTCAATAAATATTGATACATGACCATGTGGTAATTGTTTAGTTTTTTTCCAAATCATAATGTCACCTTTTTTTGGTAATGCGTCTGGAGTGTTTTCAATAGTTTCAAAGTCTGGATTTTGTTTTGCTATATCGTATATTTGAAATGCAGACATAACAGGAAACATTTTAATTGGATCTTGGATGCCATATACTTCTTTTAGATACTGGTTAAAACTATCAACACATTGAAATCCATATTTCTTATCAAAATCAATGCCAACACCTATGTATTTATTAAAGAATTGGTCTGGTGTTAATCTCATTAAATTAAATATACTATATTACTTAAAGAAATAGGATATAAATACTTGTATTGCCATAGCAATACCAATCCCAATAAAAATATATTTTTGTAACCCTTCAATTTTTTTTTCTATATTTGGGAGTTTATTTTTAACTACTTCATCCAAGTTTGCCTTGATATTTTCCACTTTCTCTTCGAGTTTTGCCATTCTTTCATTTAAGCTCATCTTAGTAAATTGAAGATAAATGAACCTCCCTTTTCTCCTTTATATTTTATAAATGCTACTGTTCTAAACTCTGGATCGTTGCTACTACTATCTGCTGTTGTATCTGCACTATCTAATACCAAATTAGTTGATGAAACAGTTACTGCGTGTGTGTGGTTAAAAATTCCCCCCTGTGCATTTCCATCGTGTCTTGTATTTGCACCAAATACAGATGTGCTTCCTGTGTGATTATGAGATATAGCACTATGTGTATGTGATGAACTTGCGTGGGTGTGTGTATTACTTCCACCTGTATTTCCTATATCCCCATTTGTATTTGTAATTTTTAAATGGTTACCATACATTGATGAAACTATCTCAAAGTTACCTGGAATATTTGCTATTGTTCCAAGCCATAAACCTATTATTCCAACAGGTGTGTAAATTGTTCCACTTCTATTTTGTAAGGCAAGTAACTTCTTAAATGCAGGTTCTACATTTTCTGATGTTGTTGTAGATGGTGTATCGCTTGTTGAATTACTTGCACTATTTATAGTGGTCGTATGTGTGTGTGTTTTAGAAGCCATATCACTACCACCTGTATTATCATTAAAGGGTCCTGCAGATAAAGGAGTTGTTAATTGTGTGTGGTCGTGTGAAATACTATGCGTATGAGTTAATGTATGTGCATTTGTTAAACTACCCCCTGTCGTCCCAGCGTTTGCCCCTGCACTCGCACCTTTTAAATATTTATCAGTTAAGTCTGGTGTTGAATTATTACCATCGCATTTGTAATACCCATTATATTTACCTGTATTATTTGAAAAACCTGAGTCATCACTCAAACCTAAACTTAAATTAGGAATACCCCCTGCTGTTGATGTCGGTGTTATATAAATAACAGAATAAAAAGGAGGATTATTTGAAACAGATGTATATGTAACACTAACTGATGAAACAGAAACATTTGTCGGTCCTCCTGATGTCTGACTTGGGTGTGCGTGGTCTGAAGCAACACCATTTTGGTCAGATGAACCCGAGTCCTCAATAGTTCCACTACCTGTACCATAACTTATTGTATGCGTGTGTGACTGCATTGTATGGGTATGTGATGAACCTGTATGCGTATGTGTTGAAGCTCCCCCAGTTACATTAGGATTAGTTGAGCCATCAGTATTACCTTTTGGAAACCTATCATCTAAATCTGTAACTCTTTGCCAACCTGCAGGAATTGAGGTATTTGTTCCTGTCCAGATAAATATAACTCCATTAGGAATTGCCATATTATTCCTCCGTTAGAGGGTATTCTACGACTTCTGCCAGTAACCAGAAAGGTTTATCAATAATTTGTTTTGCTCTATCTAATGCTGATTCGTATGTGGTGTCTATAAGTCTTAAGACAACCTTTTCATGTAAGTTGCCTAATTCATCTTTTCTTTCATATCCGACTAAATGAAATACTAAATATGTCATAAGTTTTGCCCTACAGTAAATCCTAAATACGCACCAGTCCCATTTTGAATAAATCCAAATACATCCATTTTAGAAGCAGTACTTGTAAGTGTTGGTGTAACACCGTTATCCCATTTAATTGTTGAGAACCAGGTAACTGTCCGACTACCAGTTCCATCTTGACCAAGTAAAACGATAAAAGCATCACCATTACCTACATTAGATAATGCCAATGTTCTGTTTCCACCTAAAGTAACCCTTTGTTTTTTGTAAGTTTCAATATCAAATGTAATAGTTGCACTATCTGTAGCAGTTGCCCAGTCTAGTACTTTATGATTTCCAGTAGCAGTATGTTGCTCTGTAAATACATCGTTTATAGCGTCAGCCCATACAACATCTGGCACAAACTCAACTACTGCTCCAATTGCATGTCCTAAAGCAGATGTACCCCCTAATCCTCTTACAAGCCCTGTAACAGTTGATCCAGACACCCCTGTAAAAGAGATATACTCTGTGAGCGCAGGTGTTAATGCTCCGTTAACATCTATCCTGTCAATAACTAAAATTCCAGGTATTGATGATGATGCTTGGAGATCTGCTGAGACGGATGTCGAAAATGTTATTGTACCTGTTTCTCCAGAGGTTAAAGTATTTGCTAATGCTTTTTGAATTGCGTTTTTAAGTGGAACATTATATAGGTTTGCCATAATTTATTAATAATAAATAATTAATTAAATATCAATATTTAAATTCTATTAGCACTAGAAATAGAGCCCTCTGGCTGTAGAGATGCAATGATTTTTAAATCTACTAATTCAAAGTTTGTTTCTGTTTGCGTTTGTGTAACTTCAATTTGTATTGTTCTACCGACTTTATAAAATGATGTCCATCTTATAATATCCTCTGGTGTTGATGCTGTTATATTTAAATTTGTTGTACCATAGTTCTTTGTACCCCATAAATCAGAACCCCAACCAGTACCCCCACTTGATCCTTGTAATTCAAAAGATAAAGCTTCACTAGCAGTCGTGCCATCTCTTTGCTCATATAATATTTGTATTGAGACAGTACCAGATACATTTCTAAATAAAGTATTTATAATTTCAATCGTTTTTAACACAGACCAATTGTTAAAATCATCCTTTTTTGTTTTCACAATTTTAACTATTGCAGTGCCACTATCGGATTTGTATATAGAATTAAAATCTCTAATCTTTCCGTCATCACAACCTGCTAAGTATAATACTTTTCCGTTGTCATCTATATACTCAAGCCATTGAGTTATACCAAATGGTGTTTTCCAAGGACCAATAAAGCATCCTCTTTCATAATCATAGACCATCGTGTCTTTTGTGCCTGGAAATGAAAATAAATATTTGTAATCTAAGTACCCAGATGCCACACGATTTAAATCACTATCTGTAACCCCTTTAACATAAGGTCTAATTCTAGCACTCACTTCTCGTGTTCTAATTTGATTTAGATAAGCCTGTTCTGCACCTATTGTTTGTAATCCAGTTCTACCAAAGTAAAAAGTGTTATTTTGTATATTAACTATACTTCTAAAAGATGAGCATCCTACAGGTGCAACTAACTGGTATTGTGGTGTTAACACGCTGTAATTTCCAATTTCTATATATGAAAGAGTTACTAAATATACGCTTTCCTTCATAAATACTAATATGCCTGGAGTTGTAATACCCCCTAAAGATGACTGACCAATAGTTTCAATACCTGTTATCTCATCCCCACTGTCTGGTGCAATTCGTATATAACCACCGCCATTTTGCCAGTTAAACCTGTCTTGATAAGGATATTTACCAGATATCATAAGCATAGTTGGATCGTTTTCAACACCTGCTAATACTAAACGGTCATCAAACCTTGTTATATACTTCGCTTTAACTCCAGATGTTGTATTAGTAGTTTGTGGAAATGTAGACGATTGAGGAATTCCAGAGTCTCTAAAAGATGTAACAGTTGACCCGACAGTAGCAATTAATGTTTCATCTCCTGGAAGCCCTGCGTATATACCAAACCCTTTGACTAATCCAGAGGCTGTGGATGGCATAACCCATGTTAAGTTTGCAGTAAAGTTTTCTCTATCAAAAGACATGTTAGTAAGCAAAGCTGATGATGATGGTAAGGTTTCTCCTGCATTTGAAAAGGCACTTACTTTATAACTCCATGTAGCAGTACCTGTAGCACCAGATACAAATGATGCCACTAATGATGCTGGACTTGATATCCCAGAGTAAATAGTAATATTTGTGCCGTCATACCTACATAAGTTTGTGCTACTTGATACAATATATTGATAATTTGCTATTTGAGAAGAGTTTATAATTGCTCCAGAGGCAAATGATGCTCCCCCTATAAGTGTAGTAGATGCGCCAGATTTCTTTCTTAAATACCCACTATCATTTACATATAACAACTCATTTGCGCCAGTATTTAAGTTTTCATACTTTTCTAACATTCTAATTGTTGTACTGCCCGCTGATAAGTAAACTTGACTGCCCCACCTACTAGTTAACACACCTTCACCTATTAACATGCAGTTGTCCGACTGCACTAATTCAGTCTTTTTAATTTCTGTTGGTGTATAAAATAAGTTTAAACCCCCTGCAAAGCCATTATAATTTTGAACCAGCTTTGGTTGTGGTATATATTTTGGTGCTCTTGGATTTAAAATAGGCATATTAATCTACTCCTATTATGTAATTTCCTGTATTAAATGGTATTTTATTATTTTTACCAAATGGGACATTCTCTTCCTCTATTGCATTAGATAACATCCTTTGTGCATCTGCTTGTAATAAAGGATATCTTGAGTCTGCTCTTGCTTGAAATACTAAAGCAGAAACTCTTTTAACAAGATATTGTGATGCACTTGTTGGTACATAATCTGTCAATGTTGCGACACTTGACGGAAATGACATATAATCAATTTGTGCTGACACACCAGACTCTAAAGCAGGGTTTATTGTTAATGTTTTGTTTCTTATAGTTCCACTTAAATAACAATATTTATCGCTTGAGTATTTATTAAATCTGTCTTTTTGATCAATAAGTGGGTATTCTGTGGGTAAGTCTGAGCCGTCTCCAAACACATACAATGTAGACATAGCCTCTCTCCAGTTTACTGGCAAACTGACAACTTGACTGCTAACAGTAGAGGTATTTACATGCAAAACAGTTCTTAAATCTCTCCAAGTGTAGGTATCCGCCCATTCACCTAAAGCATCATTTATATACTGAATTCTAACTGTAAGATCTGTTCCTACAGGGACAACAGCATTTTGTTCTGTTAATGCTCCAACAGATTTAAGTATATTGCTTACATTGTAATAGGTACTCATAAATTTAAAATAATAAAATTACAAAGTTTTTTCAATGATTTCTTTGTTTTGATTTTTCTCTAACTCTTCAATGTAATCTGAGATTGTTTTAAGTGCTTTTTGCAACTCTATATGCTCATCCCAAGTTCCCTTGTGAGCCATTAAAATAGTAGCAATTAAATTAAAAAGTCTGTTTTTCTCATCAGCAGTCATTTGCATCATTCCACTCAGAAGTTTGTTTTATTTTTTGATACATTTTAGATGTTGTATTCTCGTCATGTATAAAATCAAAATCATCTCCAGTCCAAGAAAATCTGTAACTTTCTAAAAATGCAGACCCAGATTCAAAATCTTCTTTTGATAAATATGAGACTAATTTACATCTTGCAGTTTTTGTTGGAAATGAAATATCGTAATCGTATATTTTATGAAATTGGGTATCTATTCCGTATGCAGTTTTAACAGATTTACATAATGCCATACCTATATTATACAAAATTAAGCGTTATAAGCGTATAGCCATTTGAAACTACCATTGACTGCGATTCTAATCTTATGCGAAAAAGTTGTAGCAGTTGATGACGCAATGATAGGGTTACCAGCTCCAATAGTTGCTTCAAAGTTTATAAACTCTTCAGATATGTCTGATTGTTGCAAAATTAAAGTAGGAATTCCCGCAGTTGTTGAGTTTTGGTTTACATCTAACATAGCATCTGGAGTAGTGTCTGCAATACCCAATCTTCCTAAAAGGTATGAGTTTGCACCCCATTCAGAATAAATTGCCCAAGAATTAGTAACTGTTCCAGCTTGATTATTTACTGAGATATTATCTATAAATAAGCCATACAAGTTTGTAATAACCCCTGTTTCAGAGTATGGTCTAACATTTATTCCTTTAGCCTCAAAAGTTCTAATACTACTTGCGGCACTTCTATAATGTCCATAAGCAAAGTTTACAGCCTCAACAGACTGAATAAAACCTCTGTCAGTTGCAACATCTCTTAACATATCAGCACTAAAACCATAGACATAACCACCGATTGAAACATTAGAAGCAATAGCCATTTCCAAACCAAAGTTTATAGTTCTATAAAAGTTAATTTTTGAAGTTGTGTAGTTTAAATTACTATTTATTGTTAAACCACCTGTAGAAGCATCCCAGTTACTAAAGTCTGTTCTTATTGAAGTTACAAAATTAGAGGCTGGACTTTGGTTAATACCAAGTCTCCCATCATTTCTAACAATGAAAAGTTGTGTAGCATTAGAGTTTGCCGTATATATTGCATTGTTTGTATGGTCGGATGAACTTGCCATAATGTCTAAAGCACTATTTGTTGTTGGAAACATATTATTTACTCCCAATGCTAATGTTCCCTTGTGATAACTTGTTCCACCATCTGAATAAATTGAGTAAGCCGCATTTTTTGTAACAATACAAGCATTTGATAAATACATATTGTAAAAATAACTAATAGAAGCATTTGCCAAACCAACAATGTTAGTTTCTAAAAGTCTTATGTCAAAAACATCTGAGTTTTCTTGTTTATATGTGATTTTTTGGCCAACAACATAATCAATTAGAGTATTAGAACTTCCATCAACATTTACATAGTTTTCCTCAGCAGTAACGGATGCAACAACACCAGAAACATTTGATGTAAGTGCAATAACATTTGACATAGCAGTTTTATTATTTAAAGGGGATGTTGATTCAATTTCCAGAGTATTTGATATTGAATAAGTATCATCTACAGCACTTGGTCTATACCTAAAATCAAACTTTGCAATCGGACTTTGTGAATGTCCAAATAATGTATAACTTTCAGTTGGGTTTACAAAAACTTTTCCATTTGTTGTAGTTGGCATTGAATTTGGAAATAAATATAAATTTTCTGTATCTGTTATTCCACCATATAATAATTGCCCCCCACTTCTACCAGCAATTAAAAGGTATTGTGTGTGGTCATCAATTCCCAAAGAAACAGTTGAGCCATGAACTATTACATTTAATGCAGACAATGAACCTAAACTTGGTTTTGATACAACTGATGCGTATGATAACTCATTTAGAGCAGATAAAGATCCTAAACTAGGCTTGGACACAACTGATGCGTAGGATAAATCATTCAATGCAGATAACGATCCTAAACTAGGTAATGACACTAAATTGTAAAAATTAACGGTATTTTGAACTGCTAAAGATCCTAAAGATAAAAATGCTAACACAGATGGAAGGCTTTTATTTTTCCAAAGAGTGCCGTCTGATTGTAATACATGCCCAGATGCTAAACTTAAAATTGCAATATCATGTATTTCTCTTGTTTCATAACCATTTAATACATTAACTACTAACTCGCCATCAGATGTCGCTTTAACAACTGTTCCTACTCTTACATAATGAAGTGGTGCTAATTGAGGTGTGCTTGTAAATAAACCAGCTGTTACACCAGATAAATAAAGAGTATCCCCTGCTGTATAAGAAGATAAATTGATCCCAGATAATGCACCAAAGGTCGTAACCCAACCTGTCGCTCCGTTATTTATATCCTCTGCAGTCATACCAATAGTAAAAGCAGAAGTCGTATCTGAATCGGCTTTTGCTCTTTCTATTGTTGGAGTATTACCAGATACACCGTTTATATATACAACCGTGCCTTTTATCATATTTGTACCAGTTGAGTTTCTAACTCTTCTTGGAAAAATAGACTCCATACCAACTGCAACATCTACATTTCCTCCTGGCAATCCATACTCTAAATGACCGTAATTTGTATTCCAGTTTAATAATCCTTCTGTAATAACAGTAGCACCAGCTGTTAAGTTAAATTGTAAATTGTTTAAATTTAAATTCCCAATACTTCCTTGAGATGCGTAAACTGTGTTTGAATATAATGTATTAGTGCTGATAGTTGAGGAGTTAACTCCGTGAAAGAAACCTGTATGTATTGAAGCGTTTGATAAAACTCCGAGGCTTGATGTTGTAAGGTATCCAATACTTGCAGAACTTCCATTAGCATGAATGAATTGTACCAAATTTAAACTGGCATAAGATAACACACCTAAATTATTGACTACAAATGGGTCTGTAATAGATGCTAAAGATATCAAAGCAACATCTGAGTTTCTTAACTTTTGAAGTAATGGATCAAAATATGGAATTATTGTCATGAAGTGTATGAATAAGTGGTTCTAGCAGACCATTGTTTGTTATAAATTGTCGAACCATCAGCATAATAAATACTAATTGGATTATTGGTGTTTATTTTTTTAATCTTCCAGACTGCGGTAGATATAGATGACAATGGTAATGCATAACCTACATAAATGTCTGCACCTGCTATATCTATTAACTGAGTTTCATCAACTTCTCTAACCCTTTGAAAAGCTTGTCCTTCTATTACATTTCCAATCCTTCCAAATTGCTCGAACATCATAATAGCCTCTGGACTATTAATTCCATTACCCATTTGGTCTATAATATTATTTGTCATTTATAATCCTTTCTATATCTCTATTCAAAATGTCTCTTTGTTGTACTAGAAATATATATCTTGATATTGTTTTTATTTGTTTCTCTAATGCTGACTTTCCTAAAGTATTACCTAAAGATTTGACATGGTATATGATGTCATCTAAGTTTTGTGGATTAAGAGAGTTAACATACTCTATAATCCTGTTTAGATCTACATCATATCTGGCAATTTCATTATGAGGTATGTTAAACATTTCTGCTATTTTAAACTTTGCAGTTTCAATAGGGATTACCACTTCCGTTTGTTGCGGAGTTTCTTTATTATCAGTTTGAGTATTAATCTCAACAGGTACTTCGTATTTTTTAACATCTTCACTACCTAACATAGTATATAAATACTAATTTATTGGTCTTTTTTCAACTGTTGATATGCGTACAATAGTTTTTTAAAGTCTTTGAAATACATTGAAACTATTATATCTTGCCTGTCCCTTTTTGTTATTGCCAGAGCAAATTTTTCAGAAGTATAAGCCTCTGCTAGTGCATGTTCTATACTAAAACTTCTACCAACTTTGCATTGAATAGCAAACTCATCAGTATTTGCTATATCAACACCTAATCCTTCTTGGTACTCTAGGTTTCTTTTAGCCTCTGGAAATACATCTTTAATTAAATTTACAATCTCTCTTTCAAAATTATGCCCTTTGTTTCTACTTCTACTTCCACTCATTCTATACACCCCATAATTACTTGTGCGTAATTTATTGCTAAATATTTACGAAAATCTAAATCATTGTTTTTGTTGTAATCATCTTTTTCTATAAATTCTTTTAACGAACTATTTAAAACACTAACAGGTAAGTTATCAGATATTTTGTTTTTACCAACAGTTATAACTTGCGAGTTGCATAAAATAGATGCAAGAGCCAACTCGTAAGCGTCTTGCTCTTTACCTGTTAAAAGAGTGTATTTAGAATAATTAAACACATGGTTTAAGTTTTTTGTGTTTTTTAAATCTAAATTGAAGGTGTTTGCTATTTTATCTGATATTACTTTTAAACCATTTAAATCTAAGTTTAGATCGTTATGAAACATACAAACATCAAACATTTTGTTGCAGTTTTCATTTTTGAATATTTGAAAGTTAATTGAATTTTTAACTATGCTGTTTTTATATATTGCGTCTTTTTCAGTCTCTACTATGACATTCTTAAAGTAATTAATATATGAGTCATGGTGGTATTCTCCTTTATGGATTAGAAACTTTGGCACATTTTTATTAATCTTAATGTTTGAAAAGTCAAAGTTTGTGTCTCCTACAAAGAATACATGTGTGGGATTAAATACTTTATTTAAAGCAAAATCCATAGATTTAACTGTATCTCGTAAAACTACATTATATTTATTTTTTCTAAGTAGGTTTAAATTATCTGAGAAGGCAAACAATTCATACTCGTAATTTTTATTTAACCATTCAAATGAGTTTATTAATCCGTTTTCAAGGTTGTAAAAGTCGGAGATATCTTTTTTTTGTGTATATATAAATGCTAATCTTTTACCTCTCATTTACAATCTTAGTCCAATAAGTCGTACCGTCACCGTGTGGTAATGTAGGACATGGAAAGTCGCCTATAAATGGAAATCTATCTTGCATTCTCCTCCATAATGGTTCGTTCTCTGGGTTCATTGTGTAATCTTCCATCCAAAGAAGTTTTTTAAGATTTAAAGTATTATTTTTATGTCTTTCAATTAACTCTTCCGTTTCCATTTCTCGATCCATTCTATTTTCCCAATTAGGTGTTAGATATATATCATGTATGTGGACTAATGTGCCTTCCTTTAACTGATTTACTATATTATCTAAATACCAAGCACAGAACCATTTTTCATGGTGTGCGTCTATAAACATAAAATCTATTATTGAGTAATCAAATTTAACTTGTGTTACATCTCCTGGAACTACATATACAGATTTAACATTAAATAAATTAGTAATTGCATCTTGTAATACATCATTGAAATCACACATGTAATGTGTGAACTCCTCATTATTTTTAAGCAATGCTTTTTGTATTATATGAGAGGATCTTGATTTTCTTTCACATCCTAATTCAAATACATTTTTAAATTTGTTTTCTCTAATGAATGCATAAAGCAACATTGAGGAAAGATTGGAGTATTGAGAGTAAGGTAATTTGTACCACACCTCACTTACAAACTCATCGCCATATTTTTCAATTAAGTTTAAAAGTAAATCCTGCTCCATATTAGAAATGATCCATCCACTTTCTTGCTATTATTTCCCATTCAAAATCTTTAGCACCTTCAATTCCTTTTATTTTTTCAGCTTCATATCTTTTTTTATCTTTCCAAAGTTTAAATAAAGCATCAAGCCATTTTTTTTGATTTTCTGGCAAGGACATAAATGATGGTTTATTTGTATCAACATCTATTTTAACCCCAGCATAAACAGTATCCTGTAATCCTGCGTAATTTACAGTTACAGGGACACATCCTAGTTTTAATGAGTCTAATGCAGAAATACAATTAGTCTCCCCAAAATCTGTAGGGTAAGCCCAAATGTCAGCATTTGCTGTGGCTTTATCTAACTCTTCTTTTGAAACTCTACCGTGCTCTGTAATACCGTCTTGTTTCATAAGTTCCAGCATTTCATTTTTCCATTTCAACATATCTGGGTTATTAGAGTGGAATTTGTCAAATAACACCCACCCATAATATATATCTAATGTGGCATCTGGTATCTCTTTTTTTATATCCGACCACATTTTTAATAAGTATATTAAACCTCTGTCATAGGATGATTTATATATTAATTTCATAAGGTAATTCCGTTAGAAATAATAACTCTCTTTTTAACATCAAGCTGTGGTATTTGTTCAGAATGCCATTTGCTTTTAAAGAAAACTTTGTCAATTTTTTTCATTCTATCTTCTGTCCATTCACTTGGGTTACAAATGTCATGTAAGTCTACAAATAATTTTCTAGTTTTAATATTTGCATCAGCAAAGTGTGGTGTTCTCCACATAATAAATACATTAAATAAATCGTTCCAATTTACTTGCCAGTATTTAATATATGCTACACCATTTATAACTACATTCTCTGGAGTGTCGCAATATACAGTGACATGGTATCCTATTTTTGCCCACTGCTCACTTAAATAAATAACAGCAGACTCACTGCCTCCAATACCACTTTTAAGGTTGTTACCATTCCATTTTTCAAAATGAGGTTGATAAAAAGATGCAAAGTAAACAATAGATTTGTCATCATGCTTTCTACCTGGTAAGAATGAAATAATTTTTTTAACAAACTCTTCATGTTCTATTTCCTGTGGACACATGTGTATGTACTGAATTAAATCTCTATATCTATTATTTTTTATCAAATATGTCGCCATATTTAAATATCCTTGTGCGATTGTCTCTTTTTCTTTTTGTTGGATTGTATCGTCTAATAAACTATCCTTTTTGTATTTTTGTCTTTTTCTAGCATACTCAATACATTGATCCAATTTGCCAGTTTTGTAAGCCTCTTCCCACTTAAGGGTGTAATAGAGATAATCTAAATTTGCAGGACTTTCAATTAAAGCTGTAGCATCTTTAGGTTTCATTTGTTCGTATATATTTATAAAATGTTTAAAATATTCAAATTTGTTTAAATATAAATAACACTCTGCAATTCTAAGTATTAAATCTTGGTTTATAGGGTTGTGCTTATAAGATAGTAAATAATTAGATAAAGCGCCTAGTATATTGTTTGATCTGAAATAAATGACTCCTATATACCAATATGCAGTGCCAATCTCTTCATCCCATCCAGACATAGGAATATATTTATTTAAATAGTGTAATGCTTTATCAAAGTAATCTGGTCCTAAATCATAATAAGTCTTACCTAAATAAAGCAATGTTCTTGGATCTTTTTCCTCTTCTTCTTTTGCCTGTAATTCTAATAGTTTAATGTTTCTTTGGATTGCAGTATTAGACTGAGCATTTTTCATAGTATGCACCCATGCTAAATGTAAGCCTTCCTCTGGTTTGTATGGTTTATAAATGCTATTGTATCCTCCAGATGGTATTAGTACTTCATGCACATTCATTTTCCAAGTAAAATCATTTTTTTTAACAAATCGTTCTCTTAAATGCTTAAGTATTATTTTGTCTATACCATTTTCATTAAATTCTACCTGGTATAAATATGTGCAGAATATTGAATTTACATTTCTATTGTGCGCGTCTTTTAATAACTCTTTAATTTCATTTCCACCAAATAAAATGTCATCTGTATCAGCCCAGGAAACATAATCGTAATCGTCTGGTACTATATCAAATACTACATTCCTTGCTTTGTTAAACCTAGCAAACTCCCACTTTTCTCCATCAAATTTGTGATATATCTCTGGGTGTGTTTCTGGGTTTGTGGAAATACTTACACCATTAAATTCTTTAACTAATTCGTGAATTTTAGAATGCTCCCCACTTGTGCCTGTGACTGCTACATATAGCCCATCAAAATAAGGCATAAATGATGTAAGTGACTGTTTGAAATTATCGTAATCGCTGTCGTCTTTTACTATGTAAGTTAATGCAACTCTTACCTTTTGCTCTACCAACTCCGCCTGCTCGTTCATTGGTATATATTGTATCAGATAATTATATTTTATCTGGCACTTTTATTATAGGTATTCTTTTAGCGATTTCTTTTGTGAATTTTCTATCCCACTTTTGATCTGGATAAACTGCTCGTATCATGCTATGAAATGTCATCGGAACTTCGAGTTGTCTTTGCCAAATATCCGTGCCATTTTCTTTAATAATGCCGTTATTGTTTTTTAACTCTCTTCTCAACTCTGCTATGCTTTTTTGAAATGCGTCATATTGCTCTGGGTATTCGTTATACCAAAGAGTAAATAACTCCCATATAATTTCCCAGTCTTTTTCACCATCAACAAAGTTTGGTCTGCCACGAGCCAATTCAACTATTCTTTCAACTGATTTTAATTTATTTGCTGAAACTGTTACATATCTTACATCAAATTCGTCATTCATAATGATTGGGAGTATTATAAATAATACTCCCTTTCATTATACCCCATTAGAAAACTCAATGGTATAGCAACAGGGATTTATGATTACTAGATAAGTCCAGTAATCTTTACAGATGATGGTTCAGCTAATGACTCAACAGTCATTTCTGTTACATACATTCCTTTATCTGCATCCCCAGTTTTTGCTAATTCAATGTACTGAGGCTCTCTTCCTTCTAAGAATGCTTGTTTAAACATTTCTAGTTTTAGAGCATAAAGTTTTTTATCTGCTACATCTTTGTGAGGAACGACTTGTACAACTCCTGCTGATGACTCAAATGTACTTACATTTTGATATAGAGTACTTGTGTTATTAGCGAAGTTAGTTACATAAGTTCCAAAAGATGTAAATCTCCTCTTAAGAGTCATGGTTGTAACAATTGTGTCTGCTACATAACCTTGACCAACTTTCTCCCAAGATCTTTGGATAGCATCTTCAACATGAGCCATTGTAAGTGACAAGTCTGATAATACAGAAGTGTTTGTGGAAATACATCCATCAATTCCTGTAGTACCTCTTGCAACTCCAGATGCTCCAGATGCTCGAGTACCATTTAATGTTACCCATTCCATCTTTGCAGATAGTCTTTCTAAAGCTTTTCTCTTTTGAAATGCTAAAGGATCTTCGTTAGTTGCTACTGTAACTGCTCTTTCAGAACCAGTAACTTGAATTACCTCTGTGATAATAGCGGTAATGTTAGTACTTCTTGTTGGAGCTGTTAAGTCTACAACAGATGCGTCTGCGCCTTCAATAGCAAATGACACAGTTGTAGGTCTTGCTTGATAGTAAGTAACCCACTCGTGTAGTGTATTTCTAGCAACAGATGTTCCTAAGTTTGCAGTTAGGTAGTTTCCTTGTAAAGGAGATACATCTTTTAAGATAGACAATAAATCTTCTCTTCTAGATGCATCTTGATATGTACCTAATCCGATCGGCATAAATATTCACCTCCTACTTAATAATTCCCAGTAGTTTAAGTCGTGCGTCAAGAGCTGATTGACTTCCATTTAAAGTTTTATTTCGCAAATCATTTAAATCAACAGTTGGCTCTCGTCTGCCATTAGAAGCTGAGACTGGAGCATTGCTTAATATTTGATTTTGCGTTTTCTTACTTTCCATTTCAATTCTTTCGTTTTCTTTTTTCACAACTGTACTAGGTTTATAAAAACTTAATACTTGGTCGGCAACTTCAGTTAGGGTAATGTTCTTACCTTCGTGATATTTTTGCCTAAGCACTCTGTCTTTGACAAACTCAAAGAAATGAGGGTCAAATTCTTTGTGCGTTGGGTTAAGGTAAGGGTGCTTCATGTGAGCTTCCTTTGCCTCTACTTCCTCCCTCGCTTGTTCTGCAAGGCGTCTTGCTTCAAGAGCTGACACTTTTAATGCTTTCAAATCTGCATTCAATTTTTGAATGTCAACTTCTCCATCCTCAGTTACATAATCTGACTCTGGATTGATCTGTGCATTTTTATCACTCTTGAATGAGTCATAAACTGAGTTATATGAGGGTTTATTCTCAGTTTTCGTTTCCTTTTCTAATGAAACAATTTTTTCATTTAACTCTTTATTTCTTTTTAAGAGTTTTTCAAATTGCTCCTTTGTTCTGCTATTAGAGTCCTCTGGTAAGGCAAACTCTGCTACAGACTCCTGTCCTAATTCGTTTAGAGATGGCAAATCTGCTGGGTTAATTTGGACATCACCCTGACTGTTTAAGTCATTTGTGCCGATTGGATTTAATTCATCCATATATACATACCTTTCTTGCTCTATTTGAAATGGCGAGCATCACCAAACAAGATATATAATTCACTTTTAATAAAGATAATTTTATTTGTCAATGTTTGATATAATATTTTGATTTAACAAAATCCGCAGGAGTTTTTCTCTCATCTTTCTCCTGCGTTAAATAAACTTATGAATAACCAGGAATTTGAAAATAACACAGAGCTTCTATATCAGAAAATAAAAGACATATTAAATTTAAAAGGTGTTGAGTATCAAAATAACAAAGATGTATTTTCAAACTTCAAAGATAATGCGGAAAGACTTGGTTTAAGTAAATATCAAATATGGACAGTGTATTTTAATAAACATGTCGGATCTATAAATAATGCAGTTAAAAATAACCCATATAATCCAAATGATATTAATAAAATTGAAAATTTAGAAAGCCGAGTTTTAGATGCTATGGCTTATTTATTTTTATTACACGGAATGATTTATGAAAATAAAGATGAATAAGGGAGGCATTACTGCCCCCCTTGATCTCGCTTCCTACGCCTTCTATCGCTAAATGTTCCTTTAGTTTTAGGAACTTTATTATGTCTTAAGAAATGACAATTTTGACACAAAGTACGCAAATTATCAAAATCATCAGAACCTCCAGCACTTCTTGGTGTTATATGGTCAATTTCTAAAATAATGTCCGAAGCACGACCGCCCTTGCCACAAAATTGGCATAGGAACTTATCTCTTTCAAGAATAGCCCTGCGGATCTCCTTCCATTGGACCACATATCACCTCCTATTTAATTCTATACACTGCGTTAAAACTTGGGTTATGAGACTCCAAAGATATTGTCTTAATTTGATAACCATAGTTAGACAACTCACGAGTCAAAGTTTTTGCAAGTTCTAAATAGTAAGTATAAGGATGATTGTTGCTTATCTTAATCTCATAGAAGTGAATTGCGTATCCACCGAGGTTATCGACCAGTTCGATTACCAGGAAACCTTCAATGACATGGCTCATGTTTCCTCCTATACATCCTCGTTGTAGTAGATGATATATGAATGAGGGACAAACCTAAATTCTTTAAGTCTAATTTCAGTAATCCTGTAACCTTCTCGTATTAAATATGAGCATCTATTAACTGCAATGTCGTAAATATGAAAATAACTTTTGCTATCAGCAATTGTTCTTTCAAACCTAATATTATCGTCTTTTTTAAGAGTAATATCAACAGTGTAAGAGTACTCGGGTCTTGGCTGTCGGTTGTGATACATATACCTCTCCTTCAATGCATTCCAACACCTAGATTATATATTATGATTTTAAATTAAGTTGATTTTTAACAATTCCATTTGCGAAGTGCTAATGCTTTTCTTGTAGGTTTACCTTTTTCATCTTTCATAGGTCCAGGCATACCCCCCATCCGAGCGCAGAAGCTCTTTCGTCTATTGTAGGCTTTAGATCCCTTTTTAAGTTTAGAAGGTGGTGTCGTGACAGCCATGGAAAGTGTACTCCCTGGATTTTCTTTCCTGTAGGATGCAATACCTTTTCTGTTTAATCCGCCTTTTGGATCTTTACCTTCTTTCCTTTGCCATGCACTTGTTTTATATGCCATTATTTTTTCTTGTAAGTTTTCAGCTTATCAAACTCCTTTTTGGAAATAGTAGATTTTGATTTTGGTTTTGATGTCCCCATTCTTTTGGCAAGGGCTATGTTTTTAACTAAACTATTTTTCATTGATTTTAATTGTTTAATTGTTTTTCTTTTCATGTCGCTACTTTCGTTTTCATCTTTTAATACTAGACTTTGGTATTCCTTGAGTAAGAATGCTACTTTTTCATTTTTAATTTTAATTAAATCTCGGAATAATCCTTTTCTTTCATATTCCTCTTTTAATTTTTCAAAAAGGTTCATTTCTTTTTAGATTTTCCCGCACTTCTTAATGCGATTGCGATTATTTGTGCTCTACTTCTTGCTTTACCACCAGCACCTTTTGCTTTACCTTTTTTCTTGTTATCAGCATAAAGTTCGCTGATGTTTTTGGAAACATTCTTACCCAAAGGCATTATTTCATACCTTTCTTTTTAGCCATCATTTTCTTTTTATCTGTCATTTTCATTCCAGATTTTTTGGCGTATTCTTTAGCCATTTCTTTACCTTTTTTACTATATGCGAATTTTTTATTTCCTACTTGAGGCATTTTAATTCCTTTCAAATAAATTACTAATTTAAATATAATAAACTTAGATTAATTTTGTAGGTTTTTTCTTTGGTACTTTTATTTTTTTAATTTTAACAGGTTTGCTTTTTTTAACTTTAGGAAGTTTTGGCATTTTTAATTTAGCAGTTTTAATAGATGGTTTTTTAGGTCTTAATTTAGATCCCCTTTTACCTCCACTTGTTCCAGTTCCTAATTTTCTATATGCTTTCATTCTGTCTAATTCTAATTTCAAAGCCCTATCAGCTTGTGCAAACTCGGCTTGTTTCTTTGCCTCTTCTGATGTTGCTTTTTCTTTTATTATTTCTTCTTTCTTTGGTATTTCATACCTTTGATTTTTAAACTCTAAAGACGGAAAGTTTTTTTCACTATCTGGCACTGACATTCTGTTATACAACACATTCAAATAATCGTCTGTAATAAAAGGTATTAATTGTATTTTGTCTTTTGTTGAATTATATTTTTCTGTCCATTTTAATAACTCTTTTGAGTCTTTTGGTTTTTCTCTAAGAAAAGACAAATCACCTGTTTTAACTTCACCTACATTTGGCTCGTAATAATAATATCTATCAGTGTCTTCAGCTTGTAACATTTCTAAATATTTATTAGCCTCCCCTGCTAATATATCGCTTTGCAAACCAGATTTAACTCGGTTTACTTCATCTTCAAACATATTTTCAATTGCAGATCTTGATTTGCTGTAATATGAAAGCCTGTCTTTTTCTAATCTCTCTTCAGAATACTCATCGCCTGTTTGTAATTTAGCCCTACCTTTCAAAATAGGAAACTGATTATATAAGTAAAATGGGTTGATAATTAATTTGCCATCTTCATCATATTTATTAGGAACAGAGTCTTGTAATACAGGAACACTTTTAATTAACTCTTCATACCAAGTTTGTGGGTCTTTTGTCACACCTTCGTTTGTAAATCTACCCATCCAGTCTATAAAACCTTTAAAAGGAATTCTTTGTGAAACTACATTTGCTGTAAATTCATCTACTGCTTGTTTTTGAAAACTTGGATTAACAAAGTCTTTAAATATTCTTAAACTATCAACAAAGGATTGATCTGATGCTAATAAAAATGTACCTGCTGTGTACATTAAAACTTTTTCATGCTGTTCTTGAGTTATATTTCCTAATCTTAATTGGTCATTTCCGTTTGCTATTGACCCAAGAGTTACTGATAACCTTGGGTCATATTTTAGGTAATCAATCCAAACTTTTTGATTGTCTACTTCTACTAAGAAAGAATATGGCTGAATACCGTATTCTTTCCATAAATCACGAGTTGCTTTGTCTTGCGGATAGCCACCAGTTAACTTTCCCTGTGCGTACATATTAGCCCCCCAGACACCTATAACTGAGCCTAACATTGCTTTAGACAAGACATCCATTTTGTCTTTAGAACCTATAAGATTTAATCCACCAAAAGGTGTTGCCTCTAATCCTTGTCTTATCCAGTTAATAGGAACTTTAACAAATGGGATTATTGTCATAGATATAAATCTTACAATCTCATTATCAGCTCTTCTTGTTGTATATAAAGCAGATCCTAATGTTCCAAAAAAGTCATTTAAAACTCCTAACCCTTTTTCTGTCATTTCACCTCTTAATATTTCTCTGATTGTTTTGTCTATTATTTCTTGGTCTAACTCCGACATAGCCTCTATATTGTCTTTTATTGCTTTTTTGTAAGCTGGGTTTATAGCCTCATCAAAACCAGCTTTTAATACTTGAAATACAAAGCCATCTAAAGCATCTAATAAATTTGTTGGAATACCAAGCGCATCTTCTACTTTTCTACCAAATGTATCTGGTTTAGTTAAAGGAACTTTATCTTCATCTACTATACCTGTTGGGAGAGTAACTGCATTTATTTTTTCTTTAAACTGTTTAAAAGCAGTTCCCACTTTGCCAAAATAATTCTTTTTTTCTGACAACTTAGCCCCTCGCATCAATTCCAATCCATCTTTCATTAATCCGTAAGTACCATCCATTATTCCTCTGAAGGTATCCCTTATAAAATTAGTTGATCCTTTACCTTGAAATACAAATTCTCTTAATGCCCCTCTTAGAAATCTAAGACCAGAGAATGGGTCATATTTAGGTGGCTTTACTTTACCTCCTTTAATAATCTTTTCAAAAGAGTACCTACCAAACTCAAGCGATCCTCTTAATGTGTATAATCCTGTGTTCCATAATGTTGTACCAAATACTGTTGAGGAGTTAATAACAGTATTCAAAGAAGAAAGCATCGAATTATAAGCAACTTTTTCAAGCCACTCCATAGGTGTTGCAGGTATAAACTCTCTATATAGTTTCGTAAATTCATCATAATTATTTAAATCGATTTTATTTTTGATAGCGTAATCTTTCATTTTTTCATACGCGTCTTCATAATTTTTAAGTTTCTTTAACTCTTTTTCTAAAAGTTTAATCCTATCAAATGCCTCCATATCTTTAACCCTTGTCACTTTTGCTCCAAAAGAAGCAAGTAATTGTGCAGTTCCTGTTTTTGCATTTTGCGATCTGCCTAATTTATCAAAGAATTCTTTAGTAGCCCTTCCATTGTTTTTAGTTAAAATAGCCTTTGCTTCAGTGTCTATTCTTAATATTTCTGTTGCTAACTCTTCCGCTAAATTTGTTTTACCAAGATCATCTACAACTCTCTGTGCTCTTTTAGAAATTTGAGTAAATTGATCTCGAGCCATAGCCTCAATTCTTTTTAATGGCATTTTAGGTCTTTGAAGTAATTTAGATATAGTAGTTAGATTTTTCTCTATTGCTCTTTGATATTGTTTTTTACCAGTCGTAAATCTTTCAATTGATATTTGTCTTACTCCACCATCTTTAGGTACAAGTACTGGAGGTATTTTTTCAGTAGTTTTTGCTGTTTCTTTTGTTATTTTATTTACTTTACCTTGTAGTTTTTCAAAAAATATAGAGTTTGCTTTTATGTCATCTGGTTTTATTTTGTATAAAGCATTTATCTCGGCTTTAGTTAATTTTCTACCTAATTTCTCTTCAATAGCAGGTATTTTTCTCCTTTTAAGATCGTTTAATAAACTTCCCATTTTAGTAAAATCTATATACCCTCTGTTATCTGCTAATATAACTTTTGAAATGTTTAAGAAAGTGTTTGCTGTTTCTTTTAAATTCGCATAAATCTTTGGTGAATTTTTTACAAACTTTTGAGCAGTTTTTAAAGCATTAGCAGTGCCTTTTACCCCTGGAAATAATAATGTAGGGTCTATCACCTCTGCTATAACATCTCTTATCTCGTTTAATATATAAATATTGTTTTGTTCTTTTAACTTTGCAATTTCAATATCATTTAAATTCAATTCTCTTTTTTTAGATTGGTATTGCACGGTATTTGAAGGCAAATATAACTCTGCTGGGATGCTGTTGAATTTGTTATTGTATAAGTTATTTTTTGAAACATTTAACTCCCCTAATCTTGCCTTTTCTAATTCCTCAGCTGTTGGACTTATACCTAAGTCTCTTTGCCTTTCTGCTAATTGCAGGTTCTGATAATAAGGTTGAATAGTGGTTTTGTTTAAATAATTTAATACATTTGCAGTTGTTTGCAAAGTAATTCCTGCAACTTCTTTTGATAATCCTGCCTCTGCTACTCGCACTTTTGACCCAGCCTCAGGATTTAGAAACATCTGCACATCTCTAGCCACTCCCTCTGAATATTGCGGACCTACTGGATTAAGAAATAAACCCGAACTAGGTGCTATGCCATACTTAGCACTTGTGTCAATGTAATTTTTAAGAGCAGGTACTAAGTTTTTTTCAAACATGTATCCAAAGTCATCCCATATTTTTTTTGTTTGAAATTCAAACACTCCTGGTTTTTGTGTAATATATATACTTTTAGCAGGTAGATTGTCATTAAATATTATAGGTTTTGATATTTGACTTGGAATAGGAATACTTGGTGGTTTTCTCTCTGGTCCTATAAAGGGTTGTGGTGCAGGAGTTGGAGCAGGTTTTGGTGTGAATGTATCTTTTATAGCATTTACAGCTTTTAAACCTATATCACTGGCTGATTTTTTAATCTGTTCTATATCCATAATGTATTAATAATAAATTTGAGGTAATAATTCCAGATTATTCTATCTTATTTCCAGTTCCTCTTTCATAAACACCGTCTGGCAATATGACAACATCGTATGTAACACCTGGGTTATACTCTATACCGTTTGAGGTAACTTTATTTCTAATTGAGTAACTGTTATCTCTAACAACTCCAGCTTTTAGAAGTTCACTTGGAGTGTAATTTGATATTAATTGGTTTAAATATTTTTTAGCAGTGTCTGGGTTTGCTAATGCTTGATTGTTTACCTGTACTGCTTGTGCTGTACTTCCGCTTTGAAATAATTGAGGATATTTGCTCTGTATATTAAGTTGTGCCTCATATTTGCCAATATCAATCTTTGACTGCTCGGCATAATTTGAAAGTGCAATTCTTTGTTGCTCATAAAAGTTATCTAAATTTTGCCTTCGTGTATTGAAGTCTTGCAGTGCTTGTATTTGTGCATTTGCTTTGTTTATAGCCAATACACCCTTTTGATTTTTAATAGTATTTATCTCTTGTCTGAATACATCTCTGGCTTGAGTTATGGCTCTGGTTTTGTTTACTTCTAACTCTGCCAATTTATTAGTCAAATTAGTATTTATATCTCTTTCTGTTGCTCCTAATTGTAACAATGCTTGTTCAGATTGCTGTCTTGCTTGACCCATGCTTCTTTGAGTCTGTGCTCCTAAATACTCAGCGGTTGCTTGACCTGCTGATGATCCTCCGACACCTCCAAATAACTGTTGGCTTCTTTGCATTGTTTCCTCATACTGCCTTCTAGCACCAGCAAGTGCAGTTTCTCTTCCAGCTCTTGTTTGCTCTTTTTGCATGGCAACATTCTCTAAACCTGTTTGTGCTTGTTGCTGTAATATAGGTTTTTGGACATCGTAACCTTCTGTAATTGTTTTTTCATATTCTGGCTGTATTTGTTGTAACTGTGCTAACTGTTGGTCATACAAAGATGTCGCAGTTTCAAAACCTCTATTAATTTCTTTTTGCTGGGATTTGAGTGATTTTTCTAATTGTTTTACTTGTTCTTTTCTACTTGCCATAATTTATATTTAATAAATCAACACTATAAATACAATACTATTTTTTTTTATTGTTGTCTTTCCTTTCTTTTGCAGTTCTTTTATTTATTTGTTCTACAGGAAAGGGATTAAAAGGATCGTCATAAAATCCTATTTTGCATTTGCTACATATAACACGAGTTAAAGATAACCTTTTAAAGAAATGATCACAAATATTTTGATTTACCGTTGTTTCATGTTGATAAAACTCAACTGGACTGGTTTGACTTTTGTTCATTTATTCTATTTTGTATATTTTTAACGATGGTTTCCTGTTCCTCCATAAACAGATTAATCATTCTAATAGCCTCTGCTGTTCCATAAGCCTTTGTATATTCAATCATTAAGTTTTCAAATTCTCGGTAGTTGCTCGGATTGGGATACTTGGGTAAGTTCAGAAGGTAAGACTGGAGTATTTGCCATCCCTTGCTGTGCTTCATTGCCAAAAGGGTTTGCGCTTGCTCCAATAGAAGATAATCCTGTCGGCTGACTTCCTGGTACTCCTGCTCCTGCGAGTTGTTGAGGTAATCCCTGAGGTGATTGTCCATTTACATTACTTTCAAATAATTTACTTGCATTTTTAACTCCATTGTCTTCTAAAATATTAATTAATAAATCTTTAATGTTAATTTTAGCACCTTCCATAGCCAATTGCTGTTGTACTCCTGGGGATAGTAAAATATATAATGCCTGGTTTCTGCCATTTATAGCCTCTTCAGACACACCAATAGCCATAGATTTCACATCTGGGATGTAATCAAATGATCCTGTTAAATCGTCTGGTTCTACAAATAATTGAGATAGCATACCATCCTCACTTATTTCAAGTTTAGGTTTAATGTTACCCTCTTTATCTTTAACAGGGTATAAAGGCACTTCAGATACATTTTTAATAACCTCTAACTCTTCTGGTGTTATTCCGTTTGGTGTTTGTTCTATAAGTGTGGCAGTTTGTGTTAACACATCATCTGGTATTTCTGTTTGTGCTAACTCACTATTTTTTAATTCGTTTAATATATCTTTGCCTAAAATTCTAATAACATAACTTTCTTTGTCTTTTTTAGAAAATAAAAATTGCTGGTTCATTTGTATCCATGACTCCATAATATCTTTTAAGAATTCCTCTAAATATATTTGATTATATGCGTCTCTTGATATTTGTTGTTTTGTAGATGCTCTAATCTCTGTTGCTGTTTTCTCACCTTGCAAAGATGGGTTTAGAGTACTTGTATTAAGTGAATTATCACCCATAGCCAATTGAAATGATGCTTTCAAAGCAGGGTATATTGTAGAGAATGATTGAATAGCCTGGGATGCTCCTTGGTGTTCTACAACATTGTTTGGAGAGTCACCTGTAAGCCATAAAGCATTTGGACCATAAATTAATGTTTCAAGTCTGACACCGTTTGAGTTATTTGCGACTTTCAAAGGAGGGTTAGTAGATAGGTTTAATTGATCAATTGTACCGCATAAAATGGCTTGTGTGGCACGATATAATCCCAAGACGGACTCTACCTCGGACTCACCATATACATCATCACCTACAGGGTAATAACGAAGCATAGAAATAGGTATATTCTTTGTGTCCATAGGGTTTTCTTCTGTTAAAAGAATAATGCCGTGTCTTGGTAAGAATACATGTTTCAAATCATGTCTGTATTCTGTTACCACCTCTAGTTTAGGAAAGTATAAGTCTTGACCTACTCTATCTTCTAAAGATCTTAATTGCTTCACAATTGAGGTGTATTTATTATCTCTTCTCTCAGGTTTTACAGATGTCACCTCGTCTATAAGAGATGATTTCAAAATATCCAAGTTTTTATATAAAGGTTTTCCATCTACATCTAATTTAGCCTCTAAGTCTTGGAATGTTACCCATTCTCTTACCTGCACCCAGTTGGCATTTTTAATATGATTTGCCTGGAAATCTACAAATATGTCTCTATTATCTATAATTTTAATATCTGGTCCTTGGTATATTTTATTGTTTCTTTTTTCAACATTCCAATAATTAAGCGTAAATGATGCGCCAAATAATCTAGCCTGGATATCTGATAATATAATTTTCTCAAGCATACTTCCGCTTTTGTTAGCATTATCCCACTGAAAATCTAATGTGGCGTTTATAATCTTTGCTTTTAGGTAATCAGATGCCTCCCTTGGCACGACTGTACCTCTTAACTTACCTGTAAACATCCTGGAGGTTTTCTCCAAAATTGTAGTTCGTATAATAGGGTCGGTTACCTTTGATCTGTAAGGAAAGTTATTTGGCAAATAACCAAAATATGCTTTTAATACATCATCCCATCCATTCTTTCGTATCTTTCTCTTGTCCATATCATCTGATCCTAGAGTGTAGTGATACATTAACTCTTCAAGAAGCATGCCATCTTCGTAAGAGTATTTTTGATTTTCTTTTTGACTCATAATTTAGTTATAATAAATATTATTCTAAATTCCAACCTTTAAATAAATTTTGTGTAATTTGAAATAACTTGCTACTATTTGCAGTGCCTTGGTCAATATTTGTAAAATAATACTCCATGGCTCTGTTAAAGTGCGAGTATTCGTCATGTACTGGGTCTTCGTTTGATGTATTCATAAAATTCTCTCTGTCTGGATACCTGTAATTTAAGATACAATCTCTAACTCTTGTTAATTTATCCGATACAAATAAACCTATAATATATTTATGGGTAATTCTAATCTGTTCCTCTATTTTTACATTAGGAATTGTGCGTATATGTATCCCATTTTTACCATACTCTTGGATAATTGAGGTATTAGTGACATGGTTTCTAGCCCTACCAGCAGGGTCTCCTGTATAAAGAGTAGGTTTTTTATACGGTTTACTGTTTAAAACCTGGATAAAATGCTCAATGGAGGCGTTCTTTTCCTCGTAATAATCAATAATATTAAACTCTGGTCCATTTCTTTGAAACCATATAATAGCAGTAGGGTCATTTACCCCAAAATCAAAAGATACATGCAATTCTAAATCTGGATTGTATTCAAGAGGTATAAACTGCCTGTGCATATCCCACGATTTATAAACTTGACCAGATACAGATACAAACTCTGCTAAATACTCCTGTTTAAAATAATCATCACTTATTTCTTTGCGCGCTTTGTCAATTTCTCCAGGATCTAGATAAGGATTGTCATAAGATGTGAAATGAAATGAAGCGTAATCTTCATCATCTAAGTGTTTGTTATACAAATCCCAAAAATGATTGAAACCCTTTGGAGTACTAATAAAAATAGCCTTGCCTTTAGTGTCTGTTAAAGTAGGTCTTAAGATCTGATTCCAGGCATACCACCAGTTTCTAGTGGAGGCGACCTCGTCTGCTATTAATAAATCGATACCATTACCTCTAGCGGACTCTATGTTTTCAATACCCCTAAGCCATATTTCCGATGGGTTTTCATCACTTAAATGTGTAATTCCAGTTCTTTTATTATAACCAGCTTTAGATTTAAGCATAATTTCAAGTCTGGTTTCGTTAGGCTCTTTAATAATAAAATCTAATGTTCTCTCTTTTAAATCACCCCATACAATATCCCTAGCCTGTTGTCTTGTGGGTGCAAAATATACAATTTTACTGCCAGGGTTATTTAGTGCAAAAAATAACATTTCACTTATAGAATAAAATGTCTTGCCAAATCTTCTCCCTGCACATATAACTTTAAATCTTTTATTTGATTGATAAACTTTCGCCTGTGCTGGATGAAAGGAGAGGTTCATCTGTTTCATGGGCTTCGCCTGTGATAATTCTTTCTGCTTCATATCTTTCTTTTACCATTTCTGGAAATACAATATTTACCGTGTTGTTATTTGTCTCCTGCAACATCTCATGCTTTCTTTCTTGTCTAAATACGGTCTTTTCTAAATACCATTTAGCAATATTCACATCTTTATTACGCACCATGTTATCTACTATTATGTTTCGTGCGACTATCACAGGAAATATCCTTGCCTGTTCCGTTTCTGTTTGGAGACCAGGTATTTTTTCACACCAATCATAATAAGTTTGTCTTGAAACACCCACATACCTTGTAGCCTCTTCAACAGTTCCGCCAAGTTTAAACACTTCAATTAGTTTGTTTTTGATTTCTGGCGTATATACCACCATCGCTGATACTTTTCTGTTTATTTTGTTTCGCTTTGCTTCTTTTTGAGGACCGTGGTACTTTCCTGCCATAAATCTCCTTTGCCTATATACTGAAAATATCTTTTTCTAATAACATCGCAATAGTGTGGGTCAATTTCCATAGCGTAACATACTCTTTGCAGTTTTTCACACGCTATTATTGTAGAGCCAGATCCTGCAAATAAATCAAGCACAATATCTCCTGCTTTTGATGAGTTATTTAATGCTCTTTCAATTAAATGTATAGGTTTCATAGTCGGATGCTCTGTACTCTTTGTTGGTCTATCAATATCCCATACAGTTGACTGCTTTCTGTCCCCATACCACATGTGAGACGCACCTTCTTTCCATCCATAAAGTATAGGTTCATGTTTCCAATGATAATCCTGCCTACCCATAACAATTGAGTTTTTATTCCAAATAATACATTGTTTAACAAGATAACCTGCTCTGTTTAACGCATTTCTAAAATTCAAACCTTCACTATCGGAATGACATATATAATACGAAGCACCAGCCTTTGAGCTGACATACATATTCGTAAATGCCTCATAAAGAAAATCTTGGAAATTATTACTTTCAAATACATCGTTTTGTATTTTCAAAGCATCTTTTGTCTTTCCTGTGTAATCTACATTGTAAGGCGGATCTGTAAATATCAAATCTGCTTTTGTATCCGATAAAAGATATTGCACATCATCTAAAACAGTCGCAGACCCACACATAAGCCTATGGTTTCCCAACATATAAATCTCCCCAGGTTTAGATACAGCATCCTTTGTCACACCAGGAATGTCATCTTGGATTTCATTGTCTGGTGCATACCTGGTAAGAAGAGTATTTAAATCTAAATCACGACCTATGCTTATGGAAAAATCATTCAAATCAATTTCATTTTTATATTCCTGTGCCAACTCTGCTAATTTAACATGATCATAAAACCCTACCTCTTCGTTATCTGCTAAGGCAATTTCTACCTTTTCTGCATCACTGCCAGGTTCAACTACTGATACCCACACCTGCTTTATACCTAAATCTCTCATTGCTCTAAGTCGCATGTTGCCACCTATTACCTCACCATCTTTTGTTATAATAACTGGTTTAAACTGACCATATTTAGTAATCCTTCGTTTCAAAGTTTCAAACTTATCATCCGTTATACTTCTTGGGTTTCTATCCCAATTAAACAATTTCTCAATATCCCATAGTTCTCTTGTCATGCTAATCCTAAAATTAAAATAAATAATAAAACTGCTAACACTACACCGACTAACATACATCCCATACCGCATCCCATATCAGTTATGTTTTCTAATAATTCATCCATAGTGTGTATTATATCTAAAATAATTTCAAATACCCTATTGTAATTTAATTCAAAATGTGATATAACGAAAGTAATATAAAGCGCGAGGTTATCTATATATATATTTTATTCTATAAAATATATTTTATTGAATATATTATTCTATAATATATTCAATAGTTTAATATATATTATTCTATAATATATATTAAACACATTATATATATAAATATATATATATTATATATAAATATATATATAAATAAATACATAAATAAATTTGTCTTTTTTTTTGTTTTAACTTTCAATTTAACCTAAAGAACACAAGCACAGTCCTGGGGTTTAACTTTTTGTTAAGTTCTTTCTTTCCATATTAGGTTGTCCTGCTAACGGGGGTAGGGGTGGTTGTCTTACCTTTTAGAGAGAAGATTTGTGTTTACAGCAAAGACGATCCGACCAGTTCCGTTCTCCTCCTTCCTAATAAGGTTTCCTCCACCGCCTTTTTTTGTCGCTCTAACAACAATGTGCCCTTTATAAGCCATATACGCCATTTTAAGGCGTGTTTGTATCCGAAACGATACCAAACCCACCTTTTGTAAGTAATCGCCTATAAATGCCATTTTTGGGGCTATAAACACTAAATAAATAATCTGGTCTGTGATCAAAATTATCTAAAAGTCTATGTGTGTATATACCGCGAGTAAACCGAACTCCTATTAATACCCACGCGGGGGTGGGGGGTCTAGCACACGCGAAGCAGTACTGCCAAAATTAGCACTCGTATATATATAGTGCCAAGTATATATAGGGAGGCCCATAGTATTTATATAGTACGGCGCGCCCGCGCGCGCTATACCTATACGCTTTCTACTAGAAAAGTACTTGTATATATATACTTCCGTGGTATAATACTAGTATATACAAAGTATATATAGGTATATACCTAGTATATATAGAAAAGTACAAAAAGTACTTGACTTATATATACTAGTATAGTACAATTCTAGTATATACAAATAGTATATAGGTTGGAATACTAGGGCGCTCGTATATACGGCGCTAATTAGTTCCTATATATATATACGCGTAGCGGTATTATCCCTGCGTATATATAGGGTTGACTTTTATATACTAGTATAGTACAATGGGTTATATAGTAAATATTTGGTGCGCGTACTTTGAAAACTGAATAAAGGGAGCGTGAAGTTGGAAACGACTCACGGGGTGGTGGAAATTACAAACACACCTGCGCTGTATAGCAAATATGCTGTATCCCTATAAGCGCCAGCTGAAGGCAGGGTTTACTTGCTGGGTGTATCAACCGCTTGTAAAAAGAAAGGTTTTAACTATGAAACAGTATATTTTTACAGCTTACAATGATGCAGGTCCAACTTTCAAGTATTTGATAAAATGCGAGTATGTAGATGAAGGCAGATCGTCTTCAGAATTGAAAGATTACGCAGTAGCACAATGCTTGGCATATTACCACAGCAAATATGTTGCGCAAATCTACAGAGCATTTGCTAACTCAGGTGCAGACGAAGCACCACTTCTAAGAGACGAACGAGAATTGTATGAAAAGTTTATAAGCGAAGACAGCGGTGAGTATAGAGACATGTTTATCGACGACTTAACAAATCAAGCAGGTCTTGACTACTGCAGACTGTCAGAAACTTACGCAAAGAACTTTGGCATTCGAGTAGCACTTGACTTATTCTTTCTATTACACCAGAACTGGTATGAAATAATAGAATTACCAGACAACTTAGACTTAAGCGACGCAGGTTACCAGATATTATTTAGATAATTATTTGTTACAGGCGGTTGCTATACCTAGTAAGAAACCGACTTTGCTTAATATATTAACCGCTTGTAAATTGAAAGGCAGACAACAATGAAAATTAAAGACTTGATAAAACAATTAAAACAGTTAAATCCAGAAGCGGATGTGCTCTTAGGGAGTGACGCCGAGCTTAATGATATCTACACCAAAGTATTTGTAAGTGTATTTAGTACAGAACCAGCAAACGAACAAGAATTAGAATTAACACCAGAAAATGTTAAAAAGATAAAACAAGTTATTATTTACGGCACACATAGATAGTTTATTTATTACGAGCGGTTAATATATCCAGTAAGAAACGAACCTTGCCAATATCCTTGACTATATATACATCTATGGTATAATGACAGCATAGTAGATAGTTAGAAAGGTCAGAAACTATGGCGAGACCAAGAAAAGTAAAAGACGCAGGACTTAAAATTAGCATATTATTCACGATGCTAATGGTCACCTTGTATCTTTTGATGATAGCACAGTAATTGTTTTAGAAAGGATATATATGAAGGTTTATTATGTTAAGTATAAACTGCACGGCGAGTGCAAAAGCAGACGAGAACTTGCATCGAGTGGAAAGTGGGCAGTACGACTTGTGCTGAGAGAACTTCTAAAAGAAGCAGGCAAAGAGTGGTTTCTAAAGGATTCAGAAATGTACGAGCGTGCATCAGAAATAGGAATCACAGATGTCCAGATAACGACATATTAGTAATTAGTTTAGAAAGGATAAAGAATGGAATTATACACGGTGTTTATTATTATGCAAGACAGCGATTATTCTAAACCCGAGGTGGTCCAAGCTTACGAGCAAGAGGCATCTACTCCCTACAAGGCGGAGTTCCTTGCCACCGAGGAGTATGTTTACGAATGCTTGAGAGAGCAAGACGGCGTAATCATAGGTATTAGACAGGACTTGGAACGAATGAAAGAAGAAGAGGGACACTCACAAGAGTATATAAAGGCGGTCCGTGATGTGTTTCATAATTGTGGAGCACACAGGGCAGTTGCCTTTCCTAATAGGTTGATAAACAGAATTTAAGAGGTATTATGCACACGCAGTATATAGTTTAGAAAGGATAAATTATGGAGTCACAAGAAGGCAGAGCGCTTTTCAAAATTGAAAATAATGAAATTGAGATTTATGAAAAGACAAATTACGGCACGACTCACATCTATATCAAACGCAAAGAAATCGCAGATGCAATCTCGCGTTTGACTGGGAGAAAGACCATAGACAAATGGGATATAAAGACACTCATAAGTCTGGGTTTCAATTTCAAAATAGTCGCAAAGACAGATGTGTTGGATTTAAACTTATAGTATATAGTCGCCTTGCAGGTGGGATATAGGTCAAACCTTCAGAAAGATAAAAAGATGAGAATTGAGAACTTTGAGAATTTAGAATTCTTTGATTTAGTAGATAATTTAGATTTGCAGATGGCACTAGATGACATCGAACACACGATGTGTGGGTTGGATGACGACGAGCAATTTAGAATTGGATGCTTTATGGAGGACTTAGCATTCATATATAGGTTGCCAATTAAAGGCGAGAACACGCTTGTAAATATAGCAAACAGCACATCGCACTGGAGATACCAGTATGTCGCACGAGTTATAGCATTCATGATATATAGAGGATGCGAGTTCGAGAACTGGGATGACATCATAGTAGGTCTTGAGGTAACGCCACAGGAGTATTTGCAAATATACAGCAGATAACAGTAAGTAGAAACGAACCTTGCAGGTGGGAGGTTAAACCTGTAGAAAGGATAAACAATGAATAACAACAGCGAGATAACAATTGGACTTATAATCATGATTACATTTGCGATCTTGATTGGGATTGCATATTTCATGCTTTCCATTGGATAACAAATATATGAGCAAGACACAACAATTTTACAACTCATATTTTGAAAAGAATGATTATTTTAGAGTGATAATAAACGGCTTAGAGTTTAAATTTGACAAGGACGACTTAAGAGTATTTATTAAGCATCTTTCTAGCACGGACTTATGCTTTGATGACTATGTATTTGAAGGTTGCTTTCACCATAACCACTGGTTTGCAAGACTTAAGAATTACATAATCGCCAGATACAACGGCAGGTCGGAGAGTGACTTAAGAATTCTTAGCACATGGTTTCAAGCAGTATAATACAAGGGAGCGGATGTCAGTGTGTTTGCAGTAAAGACAGAACAGGGACAGCAACATTTATGCATCCGCATCTTTTAACTTGACATATTATACAACTATGGTATAATATAATTAATAGTAAATAGTTATAGAAAGGATAAACAAATGACAAAGAAACAACAACTCATGGAGCATAAAGCAAAGTTAAAGACTTTATACACAGAGGAGCAGTTAAACGAAGCACATAAGATGATAGAAAGACTTGGCAAACTTGGGTTTTATGTATCTCCTGCATCCTTCTTAGATGTCAAAGACAAGATGGAACACTTAGGATTAGAAGGTGTGCCGTTTATAGATGTTAAGACATTCTTAGGATGGAAAGAAGAGGGTCGAACGGTCAGAAAAGGTGAGAAGGCACTGTATCAATCAGTCAGCTTTAACAAGATCGAGAACTTCAAAGAAAATTCTGACGGCACTTACGAAGTCTCAGAAACATTCAGAGCAGGTAAGGTCTATTCACTCTTTCATAGGTCGCAGACAGACGAATCTAAAAAGAAAGATAAAAAGTAATTAGTAAATTAAAAGGTGGGAGGGTTTGAAACCCTCCCACCAAACAGAAAGGATAAACAACAATGAAGTTTGTAATAGTATATAACGACAAACGCATAAATAAGGCAGACTTAACCCTCGAGGTTGACGCAAGGGACTGGAACGAGGCAGTAGAGAATTTTTACATCTGGGTTTTACAAAGCGAAGGGTGGTCATCGTTTCCAGCAGATCTAGAAAATCTTGAGTACTTTGCCGAGGGAGAGGTTGGAGTAAAGTTAACAGCGGTAAGGATAAACAAACATGAATGAGTACTTAGTTATTGTAATAGATGATAGTTATAGAGGATTCCAAAGTAGTGTCAGTTATGCCACGGTGACCAAGGCACGGACTTCTTTTCAAGCGGAGATAAAGATAACAGAAGAGTATGTATATGAGATGTTAACAAAGGCAGAGGATCTGTGGCAATTAGAAGTTTTAAACTCTATGCGACCGATTACAGGTGAGTTATGCTCTATATATTACCAGAGGGTCAGTAATATATTTGCATCGATGGGTTTCAAAATATATGCTTATGCTCTAAACAAAGTAGATGGTTTAAACACAGAAAGGATAAAGAATGAGTTATAATATAATTTCAAACAAAGAGAGAAACAAATTTATCAAGGAGAAGTTAAAAGTTGAATTCTCACAGGGATATAAATTCTCTGTGACCACGAGTAGAAGTGGATGGACTGACATCGCAGTTACTATGAAAGATCCAAATAATAAATTTAACTTTGCCACACTTCAAGCGATTGAAAATTATGTTTTAGAAATAACAGAAGGCACGGACTATGAAATCTTAAAATACTCAACAGATGAGGGAGATATAGATGTGCGTCTGAGTGTATATAGTAAATAATTTTAGAAAGGATTAAAACATGACATCCAAAGAAAAGAAAGAATTGAGCAGTGAATTGCTTGATGCCATAAGTGACAGAATGGTCGAGAACATTGAGTATTTAGAGGACAGAACTATTAGGTTGTATTACCAAATAGTCTCCCAAGGTGAGTTTGATATAAAGTATGTTAAATCACTATTTGATAATTTTAGAACCGAGCTTATATCCGAGCAATGCGACTTGGTGTGTTTAGCAGTAGAGGAGGCAGTCAAAAATGCAGAGTCAAAACAAGGTTGAATTCTATCACAGAGGAGTACTTACCTCGCCACAGCTTAAACTGTGGCAGGTATATGAAGGGTTTAGAGTAGAAAGAGACCAAATTAAAAATGATTCTATGGTCTCAGCACTTGCTATATATCCGTTGAATATTTTTCTATATCAAAGCAAGAGTTTTGAAGGTGTAAAACCCGAGGATAATATTTACTGGGATGTGGTATGTACAGGCGATGGCAATATAACAGCACTTGTAAATCACCTGCGATGCATAAACGATAGTTGCTATTTAAATATAGATTACGATGACGAGCATGTAGAAAGGAGAAAATTATGAAATATCCATTTAAAAAGGTAATCATAAGGGTCTCCGCTTTGCTATTTGTCTGGTTTCTATATTTGAAACACAAAGATCCGTGGGTGTATTTGATTTATTTCTATATCCTATATGCCGAGGTTAAGTTTCACAAACAAGAGGAGGCACTGGATACGGAGCGGTTTAAAACAGAACACTGGAGAGACAAGGCACTCGATTATCTGGAGATGTATAAGAAACATGGTGTTAAAAAAACAAAGCAGTGATATAATACAACTGATGTAAATTATTTATTTAAGAAAGGATAAATTTATGGAGTTTAATTCATATAACAAAGGTAACAGTAAAGTGTATCAAGGTGTGTCTCTAATTTTTGAGCATTTCAAAGAAAGAGAAGCAAAATTAGTCCATGCACTTTATAACCACATTTCTGTAGAAGAGGTGGCACAGGTGCTTGGTGTAACTAAGAAGTTTCTATATACCAATTATGGTGCAATCAACACAGAGAGATCGGAACTTCTAAAAAGAGTGAGAAAAGAAAAGAGAGGCAAATAATATGGCATGGAACTTAGAAAACTATGAAACAGTTGAAGAGAGAATTAATAAATTCTATGCAAAGTTTCCAGAGGGTCGGATATTAACGGACATTTATTACCACGCGATGGACTATGTTGTATTTAAGGCATCCGTGTATATAGATGACACTTTGGTATCCACAGGATTTGCATCGGAAAGCTCCTCTTCAGCTCGAATGTCTCAGTCTTTCTTAGAGAATGCTGAGACCTCTGCCATAGGTAGAGCACTGGCAAACTATAACTTCGCTAAAAAGGGATCTAGACCTTCAAGGGAGGAAATGTTAAAGGCGACTTCAAACTTAGACGATAATGGCAATCCTATTAGCAAACCTGCGCCTGTTAGTACAACACCACCTGCAGACGATGACAGGTTAAGGTATGGCAAACAGGTGATGGCACAGGTAT